TCCCCGCCACAAATGCCTTGTTGGCATTCCTTATGGTGGTCAGCAGCGCCGTGTAGCTGTCTCTCACGGCCTTGAGCTGCTGCAAGGAAAGATTCCGGTATTCCGTGTCGCCGATCTGCTCCATGGTGTTCTGGATCAGAGCCTCAATGTTGCTGTCGTACAGGCTGTCCCCCTGGGTTTCCAGCTTGTGGTATTGCTCTTGCAGTTCAGCCAGCGCCGCCTTCATGCTGCTGTCCTTGCCGGTCAGGTTCTGGATCTTGCGATTCAGGTCTGCGATCTTGTCCCCGTTGGCGGAAGGATTCTTTTCCAGCTCCCGCAGCTGGTAGGCGTATTCCGCCAGCCTGTCCGCGTTCTGCGCCGCCTTGCTGTCTCTAATCACGCCGTTAATGGCCCGAAGAGCCATGGCAACGCTGCTCTGCAATCCCTGGGGCACATGGGCCGTGTTGGTGGGCTGCAATAGGTACTTGTTCAGCGTGTCGATGGTGTTTTGCAGCTTGTGCCGCTCCTCGGTCTTCTTCCGGCTCTCCACCTTCTGCGCCGCCGCTTCCCGCTGCTGCTTCACCTTGGCTTCCAATTTCCCAATGTCCTTTTCCAGCTCATACTGCTGCCGGAGGTTTTCATAAACCTGCTTTCGGGAAGTCTCCGCGTCCTTGTTGCCATCCGATTTTTCATTGGCAAGCTCCTTTAGCATTCTGCGAAGCGTCGGGCTTTTTGCGTCCTTGTATTCCTCGCTTTTCAGAGCTTCAAAAAATTCATTTTGGTAGGCTGCTGTGTCGGTGCTGTAGGTAGTACGCAGTTTCGCCATCTGGCGGTCATAGCTCAATTTTATTTCGTTTCTTTCCACCTCCCAGAGTGCCGCGTTGGCCTTATCGATAGCCGCCTGGGCAGCCTTCATAGCATCAATTGCCGCGGCACCTCTTTTCTTCTCGGCTTCCAGATCATAGGCGTGGCTCTTCTCCATGGCCGCCGCTTCCGCGTCCCACTCCTTGCGCAGCTGCTTGATTTCCTTCTTGTGCTGCTCCTTCAGCGCTTCCAGTTCCTTTTTCATGTTGTCGGAAACGCTTTCCATGGGCTTTGCTTCCAGATACCCCATAAGGATCTTCTGCGTCAGGTCTGCTTTCTGCTCTGCCCGGTAGTACTGGAATTCAGCCTCACTGCTGCTCTCGGTGCTGTTCGCCCAGCTCACAATTTGGGCCAGCCCGTCCGGCATATTGCTCTCCGTCACATCCGCCCCGAACCTGTCCGGGAACTGTGCCGCCGCCTCCTGCCACAGCTGGTCAAGGCTGGTCTCGGCGTTTTGGTCAAGGATAATGCTGCCCTTGATTGCCTGCTTGAAGTCGTTCAGGCTGCCGTAGCTGTATTCAATGTCCCCGATCTGCCCGTCGCTCAGGCTCACCCGCCGTTTTTTCAGGAAGTCGAGAATATCCTGGGCGTAGCCGTCCCGCTCTGCCTGATGGTGTTCCAGCAGCCAATCCGCCAGCTCTCCGGCCCTGTCCTGCATGGTTTCGTAGCTCATGTCCTCCGTGCCCAGTGCCCGGTAGAAGTCGTTCAGCAGCTTGCCAAACTCGTTCCCCTTGGCGTTCACGCTTTCCATAAGTCCCTTGCCGATGGCGTTCACGGAGCTCCTGTCCAGAATGTGCGCCTTGTTTCCGCTTTTCTGAACATTTACCACCTGTTTCAGGTACTCCGCCTCCGCCTTGAGTTCCGCGTTCTTCTTCTCCAACCGCTCCACCTGCCGGGATTGGCTGTTGCGGTCAGAATACCGCACATTTCCCTTGACTTCTGTGCCCTGCTGTGGTAGACTGTTCTCAGAGGAATTCCCATGTATGACGTCAGGCGATTTGTTCGTAGTAACGTCGGTTGGGGATTCCTCCTTTTGCATTTGAAAATGTGCTGGTTGGATATCCACTACGTCATAAAATACCGCAGTGCCTTTATCTGTAATCCCGACAACAACCTCTGCGGAATACTGGTTTTCTCCCGCTTTAATAAGAACTCTCCCATGGTCAAAATCCACAAAATTGTCCGTCCTGGGGTGCTTCAGTTTTCCGTCCCGCGCCCAATCCGTTGTGGCAATAACAACGTCGTCAATTGCACTCGCTGTGCGCATCTTGTCTGCGAACAACTGTGGTGCTTTCTTAGAAAGCATTTCGGAATAATCCGAAGCTGCAAATTCGCGGCGACTAACCCTATTGACGTTCCTGGTAATGCCGTCCACTACAATTCCGTCACTGAATTTTTTTAGAGCTTCCTTTGCCGCAGCCTGAACCTTCTTTTTGGTCTGGTTGTTCCACTGCGTCAGATCAATATTGCTCAGAATGTCTTCATCAACCACAGCCACAGTTTTGCCGTCTGTAGTCCCCCGCAGCGAATACCTCACGCCCTCCCGGGCGTTCTTTTTTTGCCCGTCCTGTAGCTGGTAGTTCTCCCCGGCCTCGCTTACCGCCTCGGCCCAGGCCTGGGCGATTTCCGCGTTGTCCTGCACCGCCCGCTTGAGCATCCGGCCAATGTCACTGTCCGGGTCACTGTCCTTATAGGCGCTTCGCAGCTTCTCCACAAGCCCTGTGAAAAAGTCCTTGATCTTCTGCCACAGCGTCCTGTCCTGCTTATAGATTTGCTGGGATAGCCGGTTTGCTGCGTCCGTGTCCGTCAGGATCGTCTCGCTCATCTCGGCAATGGTTTCGTCGTAGGCAATATCCTGCAATTCCGTCTCGGAAAGCCCCTTGTATTCCTCCATCTCCGAAAGCCTCGCCATTTGCCGTGCAATCAGGGAATCATAGCTGATGCCCTTGTTCTCCGCCGCCGCAATAATCAGCTGCGCATAGGCTTCGTATTTGGCAGGGGAATAGTCCTTGATAAAGTGGGTCGTCTCGTGGGCCAGCGCGTAGGCCACAGCCCCCTGGCCGTTGTCGCCCGCGTTCAGGTCAATGGCAATGCTGCCGTCTGCCTTTCGGTAAACGCCATTTGGCTTCCCGGCCTTCCGTTCTGCCTCTGTGCTGGCGTATACCTCTACGTGCAGCCCAGCCGCCGCCAGCGCCTTGGCCGCCGCCATGCCGGTCTGCTGCTGCTTGTTCAGGCTTCGGATGCTCTTGGCGCTCTCCTGCATGGTAACGCCGCTCTCCCGCGTCCCGGCCTTTCCACTGTCGATCAGCGCTTCCTGCTCCTGCGCCTTTGCCGCCCGCCGCTGCTTTCCGGCCTCCCAGGCGGCTCTCCGCTGGGTCTCCGGCAGCTTTGCCGCGTCCGAATATCCCGGGGTATCCTCAAATTTCACCCCGTTCATGCCCCGATAATAGGCGTTCCGGATGGCCCGTGCATACGCCGCGCTGCTCAGCCCGCTGTCGTCAATGCCGCTCAGCAGGCTTCTGGCCGTCTCCGTGTCCGTCTGCATATTGCTGATGGCCGCGTAAACCGATGCCTCGCCGCTGTTGCCGTAGGAAACGTCACTGGCCGCGATTTCCTGCCCGTCGTCCGTATTCAGGTACAGAACCCCGTTCTCCACCTTGGCAATGGGTTCACTGGCAAGGATGTTAATGGGCTCGCTGTCGCTCTTTCGGAATGCCTGCCCGGAGTTATCGCTGTCAAATTCCGCCTTCGTCTCCGGCGCAATGCCCAGCACACTGCTCTGCACATTTCCGATGGTTCGCATGGAGGCCTCCACACTGGGCTTTGCGTTCTCCTGCAAAGTCTCCTCGCCGCCAACGCTGTTCAGGATTTCCTGGGTCAGCTTCTCCCCGCCGATCATGCGCATATAGGCCTTGTCTCCCGGCAGCATAGCCGTGCCGTCGTAGACCCTTGTCAGCACATTCAGCGCGTGCTTCTTGTTCTGAATGCCACGCTGCCCTTCCAGGTACTTTTCAGCCGCCTTTCGGAATTCTGCCGTCTCCGCGCCTCTGGCTTCCCGCCCTGCCTGCTGAGCGATCTGAGTTGCCACCTTGCCGGTCCGGTAGGTGTTCCGGAAGGACTTGTCCCCGGCGCTTGCCTTGTTTGCCACCTCGGCCGCCGCCTTTTGCAGCTTGGCCCGCTTCTTCTCGTTGGTCAGGCTCTCCGCCTGCCCCTGCAGGTCCACAGCCCGCCCGTTTTCCAGCAACTGGCTTCCGACGGCGTAATTGCCCACGGTACTGTGAACGCGGTTCACGCCGCTGCTGAGCGCCTGCCCGCCTGCTGCCATAGCCCCCGCAGAGATTGCGCCGCCATATCCTGCCCAGAGAATATCCACGGCGTTGTCCTTCCATACCTGCTGCCTGGCTTTCTCCTCGGTCATGCCCTGGGCCATATATTCCCGCACCGCCATGGAGTTTTCGCTGTTCTTGCCCATGTTAATGGCGTCCAGAATGATGTTGCCCATCTCCGTGAACATCTCTTCAGAACCTTCCACGCCCATCTGAATGGCAAGTTTCTTCACAAACTCCCCGGCAGTCTTGGCAGGGTTATCCAGAATATTCGTAAAAAACACTTCCATGGAAACGTCCTCAAACAGCGCTTCCAGGATGCCGGAGCCAATGGAGCCGATTGCAATCTGCGTCGGTGTCGCGCCCTTCAGTTCAAGCTCCTGCGCTCTCTGGGCAAAGGCTCCCATGCCCATGACGGTGGTATATCCGCCCACATGGAAATCAAACGGCCCCGCGGGGAGTGCCAATCCCTGCCCGAAGGTCATAGCCCCCGCCATGCTGTCCACGCCGGACATCAGTGCCTGGAATGTCTGGTTTGCCAGGTTTCCGGCCTTCGCCGCGAACTGCTCCCCGAATTTGTCCGCCAGTTTGCTTTCCGTCCAGTCTCCGATATCCTGCCCAACGCTGCCCCGGATGTAAGAGGCGTACCGCTGGAAGAACTGCATGGAGCTGTAGGGGTTCGTCCGTCCCGTGACCATATCCGCGGTCTTTCCCAGCGCCGCCGGAATGGCCCCCACAAGGTTTGCGCCAACGCTCACCGCGGTCAGCCCGGCTTTCTCCCAGCTGTTTGCGTTCTCAATGGACTGTACTGTCTTCAGCTCATTCCGCCGGGAAAGCTCAATGTACATATCGTCCAGGTATTGGTTTGCCGCCTCCTGCCCCTGCTGGCCCTTGATGTAGTAGTAGGTCTCTACCTCGTTGTCCGTCAGAAGATCCCAGTACCCGTCATTGCCAGCCATAACGACGTTGTTCAGCTGCACGTTGGAACTGCTCACGGCATCCTGTTTCTGCTCCGGTGTCAGGCTCCGCCACAGGCCCAGCCGGTCCTCCGCCACAGGCTCCGTGTCGCTGGTATACCGGAGTTCCCCGGGAACATAGTCCGCCCGCTGTGCCTGGGCGTCCTGCGCGGCCAGTTCCTCGTTCTTCTTATTCTCCCAGTCTGCAATACTTTCATATCCTGGCCCCGTATAGCTGGTGTCCGTGCCCTTGGCCGCCGCAGCGTCCCCGGCATACTGGTCGATCTTCCCCCAGGTGGCGTTGTAGGCATCCATTCGGTTCCTTGCCCCAAGGAAGCTGTTCTCCGCATCGGTCATTCGCTTTTTTGCGGCCTGCCATTTTTCGGTGAGGTCCTTGTCATATTCGTCAATGGTGAAACTCCTGTAGCGGTCATCCATAGTCCGCCACTCGGAATCAACCCGCTCGAATTCCTTTTTCGCCGCCGTGTACTCCGCCAGCGCCCTCTGGCTTTCCTGCGCATCCTTCTGGCTCTGCTGTTTCCGGATATCCCGTGCCTCACTGTCGCTCAGCCCCCAACTCTCAGGGGAATAGCCCACGCCAAAATTCTCATACCCGCTTCTCTGCCGGTCATAGTCGTCACTGTCCCGGAATTTGGAATAGTACCCGTTTAGCTCCTGCATTTGCTTGTTGTAGCCCAGAAGCATATTCCGGTAGTCCGTCATTCCGCTTTTGTCGCCCTCATAGGCATCGTACTCCCGCAGTAGCGCGTTGATTTCCAGGCCGTTCCCACCGGTCACGTCCGCACTCCAAGCGCCGTTTCGATTCGCGTTTACGCTGTCCACCCTTTGCAGCACATCCCATACTCTCTGATTGTAGTCCTGGGCAGGGGAGACCGCCTGTGTCCCGCCCTGCTTCTTGCTCATGAACTGCTGGTATGTGCTCATCAGGCCGCTGCCGGAATTCTCCTTCTGGGTTTCCTGCTTCTGCGGTTCGCTCTGGCCGCCGTGGGTGTTTTTCTCTTTGAACTTCTGATATGTCGAAAGCAGTGCCATATTGTCCTCTCCTTATCACTTGCCGGAACTGGCATGCATATATTTTGTGCTCCATTTGCGGATATCCGCCGCCGTTGCGCCGTTCTGCTTGGCCTCCTGGGCAAAGTAGTACAGTTCCTTCTGCGTTGCTCCGTTTCTGGCCATATCCGCATACTGCTCTTCCAGTGTCTTCGGACCGCCTGTGCCGCCGGAGGAACCGCCGGAGCCTCTTCCGCTTCCGCTTCCACCGTAGGCCGGAGCCGCTGTCCGCTCCGCCGGCGCATAGCTGGGCACATACGCCGGATGCAGCTTGTCCCACTGCTCCCGGGTCATGCCAGCCCCCCGAAGCTCATCGTCCGTGGGGGTGTAGCCCTTCGCCGCAAGCTCTGCCAGCCTTGCATACATGGTGTTGCTGACGCTAATGGCCTGGCTCAGTTCCGTGTCGGCCCGCCCGGAAAGGTAGCTTCTGTCCGTGTTCCACTGGTTGAGCCGGTCGCCCCAGCGCCCATAGTCTGTGGCGTCTGCGTCCTTCAGAACGCTGTACTTTTCCTTTTCCAGCGTGGCGTCACGGTCATACTTGTCCAGTGCCAGCTGGTACAGCTCCGGAATTTTGTCCGTCAGCCCCTGCATATACTGCCCATAGGCCTGCTGCCCCACGTTCTGGGCGTAGGTGTTCCCGTAGCCGCCGGTCAGCGCCGCAGCCTGCCCCATGGTGTCCCGCATGGCCTGCCGGCCCATCTGGGTGTACCGGTCCTTGTACTGCTGGTACAGGGCGTCACCGTTCACATCGTACTGGAAGGGCTTCCTGTCCGTGATGTTCTGCATTACCCGGTCAATCTGCCCCTGATACTTGCTCTGGTATGCCCCCGGCTTGGTGGTCAGGTGGCTGTCCAGCGCCGCCTGGCTCTGCTGCAGCCGGTCAAGGTAGCTGCTGTCATAGAGTTCCTTTTTCTTCGTGGTATCTGCCATGTGTTCCCCTCCTTAGTCAAAAGGCCGCAGCTTTCGCCGCGGCCCTGTTCCCTTATTCGCTCACGTCTTCGGCGGGCTCAGCGTTCACGCCGTACACCTCCACCACCAGGGCCGTCAAGTCCTGATATTCCTCATCCGTCAGCCTGTTCACGGCGTAGAACACATCCAGCTTTTTCTGGGCCGCCTCTGCCGTCTTATAAAACTTCCGGGTAATCAGGGTTTTCATAGATTTGTACATGTTTTTCTTCCTCCAAAAGTAAAAATTTATGGATACGGTAATCACCGTTTATCCCTCCTCGATTGCAGCCAGGTCCTGGCTGTACACATCCTCCACCATGGCTGCCATGGCCTCCACCAGCTCGTCATTCTGGGCCTCCAGCGCGGCGGCGCGCTCCCGCTCATAGGCCCGTTGGGCGGCGTCCAGCTCCGCCCAGGGCTTCCAGGGAGTAATCATTTCGCCGGAATACACCGTGCCGTCCGCTGCCGTCCAGGTCTTCCCGGCCGGGACAAAGCGGTAGCCCTCGATATAGGCGGCGCACTTGCCATCAAAAAAGGCTGTTTCGACGGTTGCAAGCCCCTCCTTCGGGGCGGTATAGCACTTAAAATCAGCATCAATATAAATTTGCATATCGCTCCGCCCCCTCACGTCAGCCAGACTTTGCTTACGTCAAAATTGTACGAAAAACTGCTTTGGCCGATACCGGTGTACAGCACAACATATCCATCGGATATTGCGCTTACGTCCAGCTCACCGCTTCCACCGCTAGAGTAGGACAGAGTCTTCGACGCCAACACGCCCGAAACCTTTCCTGCCGCAGGCGGCTCGGAGGTTACATAGGCCATATAGCCGCCACCGCCGGTTTTGCCGTTTATATGCAGGGCGGTAAAGCCGTCAATAAGCACTTTGTTCTTCGTGTAAAGGATACCCACGCCACCGACGGCCCTGGTGGCAGCACTCAGCGTGGGGCTCCTCGATGTCTCCGCGCCCACCGATGCATCGGCAGTCCACTCGTCGTATCGGTCCCCGGCATCATACAAAATCCCGTCGAATTTGCTGCTGACCGTCACCCACTTCCCGCCAATGTACATACTGGCCTCCGCCGATTCCCACGCGCCGGATGTAAAAACATACGTACTGTAAGCAATGGATTTCGCTTTCGACAAAAATACGATGGTCCCATCAGCCGGGGCTTCGGGAAAAACCTCCGCAAAGACGTACTTCTTCCCGGCCTTGTCGGATTTTACCCAGATCATATTCTCCTTTGGCTTCACCGGTTCGGTAAGGCCAGAAACGACCGTCAGTCCGGTGCCACCACCGCCAAAAACCGCATTTGTGCGTCCGATCATGTAGCCGCCCCCCTCCAACAGATAATTGTGGGTATCGTGATTGCGGATTCCGATACATCGGCAGCGTAGATGTATACGCCGCCGTTGTAGCACTCCGCCACCGGCGCAAAGCTGTTGTCAGCCATTGCCGCCAGCCCGAACACCACATCGGGAATCATCGCCGCCGTTACGCCGCTCAGCGCCACTGCTGCTCGGTACGGGTAATCCTCATATGTGCTGTCTTCGGCCCAGGCCGATACAGCAACCACCGTATTGGCAAAGGCCAGCTTCTTAAGCTCCACAGCTGTACCGGCTTCCAGGGCTGCCAGCTCTTGGGCCAAACTATCCAGCAGGGCCGTGTACTGGGCATTGATAGTTGTGGTGTCGATGGATAGGCCATCCGTTACCAGCCCGCAGGCAGCCGGGTCAAGCCGTTCGTCTGTGATCATGCTTGCCGTTACCGCCGTGATGCCAGCCCCTACGGCCACCCGTGCAAGACTGATCTGCCGGACGGTGCTGTTGTTGGTCAGCGCAGGGGCTTCCGGTGTGCTGGACGCTGTGCCCTTCAGCACCTTGATTTCCGGCAGGTCAACATAGTTCGTGGTTTTCCATTCCACAATGACCCGGTCGATTCTGTCCAGCGCTCCATCCGCAATGTCAATGGGCAGCTGAAGCAGCGCCCCATCGTTTTTCAGGGTGTCGTTCCACCAGACGATTCCGTTCCCGCCCGCATCGGTCAGCCAGCCCGTGCCGTCCGTCACTGTGACAGCCATGCCGGGCGTTTCCAGCGCCGCTACAGCGGCATTCTCCGCCGCCGCAAAAACGCCGGAAGTCCGCCCGTGGAGCCAGCGCATGACGGTTTCAGCGCCTACATACACGTCCTGATTGTTGGGGAAAGATTTGATATTAGCCATTCAGTTTCAACGCCTCCAATGCCGTTAAAATAGGTTCTCCAAGGGTGACTTCCGTCTTCTCCCCTGTGGCGTCAAGGG